GACCATCTTCATCTTTGAATACATTGCCACCTTCGTTCAAGCGCATCATGGTATGCCCAGTTCTTTTTTAATTTTTACGGCGACCCCAGGATTTTTGGCCAGTTGTTTGAGTTCCTCCAACTGTGTAGGTGGTATGTATCGCGGCAAGATTTCTTCGCCTGTGGCGGCAGTTGCGCCACGAGATATGCCCAGGCTGGCCCTTTTTTCTGCTGAAATCCGTTGCATGGCCTGCATGGCCGTGGTCAAATATTCTTCCACGGCCGCGGCATCATCGGGCTTTTGGGCTATACGACCTAGTATGGCGTCAAGTTTGGCATTTTCAGCGGGATCTTGCCTGACATCGTTCATGCTGACTTGGTCACGTGTGCCGGTGATCCGGCCAGTCAGCTGACCATCGGACCATTTACGGAATTGATCTATCACTGTGTCGGGGCCAGTTTGTTCTTTGAGATCATCGGATGGCATGCCCTGTATGCCACCTCGAGGCGGGCCAAGTGCCTTTAGCATTTTTTGTCCTTGGGAACTGGCCGCAACATCGGCAGGCATTTGACCAGGGTCGGCACGGGCTGTGGTGGCTGGGTCAATGCCCGAAGCTTTCATGTGATTGACCCATCCTTGGCTGAGTTTTTTGGCATGTTGTTGTGTCTGCTGTGCCAGTTGTTGCTGATATTGTTGCATGTATTTGTCAGCTTGGGCACGTTCGGCCTGGTCTATGGCTGCACCATAGCCGCGGGCTGTGGTTAAAGCACCGGGTGTGTTCAGCACCGCACCGGCCTTGTCAAGTGCACCGCCCACAGCACCGGCCAAGTCTTTGGCCACTGTGGTGTTGGCTATGGCCTTGGCGGCTCCTTTGCCAGCCTGTGCTAGGCCAGATCCAGCTTTTTTTGCCAGATCCAGGAGTCCTTCATCTACACGTGCCAGTGTGACTTCATGAATTTGCATCAGTGCGCCTCACTGTGCGTGTGAACTTGCCAGGGTCACGCTGGTTGATTGCGTTGAGCAGTTTGCGCTTCAAATTCTCTGCTTGCTCAGCAGGATAAGATTCGTCGATTTCTTCCAGCAGTCTGATAGCACTGGCGATAATGTTGCTGGCGCGAGTTTCAATGACATGGCGCTGATCGCGCTGGATGTACATGGCATCTAATTCTTCTAATAAACTACGTGTTTTTTTCTGCATTTTGGGCCAGGACCTTTTTATTATTTAGCGGTAACTTTGATTATATTACGCTAATTAATTGGTTTTAATTTTGCCCAGTAATTGTTTTAATTTGGCACTTTGTACATCAGCTGTGATTTTACCAGTGTCAATAACTTCTTCCAGTGGTTCCTGTGTTGCGATTCTACTTTGTGTTTTTATGCTGGCTAATATATCGGGTTTTTTGAAGGAATTTACAGGGCCTGCTTCCTCACCCGGATCAGTGATACGCATGGTTTCGATGTTGTAGTCAAGATCTATCTTTTGTCCTACACCCGTACTGCTACGACTCTTCATACATTGTATTTGATACTTGCCACGCTCACGCATGGCACGACTTGTAAAGATACCAAACACGTTGTCTGCTGTGTTGATCTTTGAAATACCACCTGAAATATGACTGTGATCAAACTCTATTTCTTCTACCGCACTGCGATTCAACTGACTTGCTGTCACAAACAACACATTGAGTTCTTTGGCCAAGTTACGCAGTTCTTCACTCACATACTTGTCTTTGACAAACAAGTCATTGGGCGATACCTTGGCACTCACCGGCATCAGCAAGTCCAAGTAATCACACATGACAAAGTCTACCTTCAGTCCAGTCTGTACCTGCACTTCTTTGATATAGCTTCTTATATCATTGATGTTGCTCTGTGCTGGCAAGGCCTTGATCCTATATTGTCCGGCTTTTTTGCTCACAAGTTTGACCTTGAGTTCAGTCTGATCAATGTCCTTGCGGATTTCTTTGGTGCTCATTCCTGCCAACATGGCATCAGTTCTCAGGGCACACAGTTCTTCACTGAGTTCTAAACTGATATACACACCAGACAGTCCGGCCTGCAACCAGCTCAAGGCTATGTTCATCATGACCAAACTCTTGCCTGATCCGCTTCCACCTGCAAAAATGTTGAGTTCACCTCTGCTGAATCCACCATACAGGATCTTGTCCATTTGTGGCCAACCTGTTGAAACTTGTCCACCCGAGTTGAAGTATTTGTTGATACGGGCTTTGGGATCTGACCAGTAGTCTGTGCCCATGTCCTTGGTCAGGCTGATCTGTACCGCATCTTTGATCAGTTTCTCCACAGGATCATACTCGCCTTTTTCCAACAAATCTGCTGACTTCAAGATTGCACGTTCCAGTTCTTGGCGTCTAGTAAAGCCTTCAAACTCGTCCATGAACCATTCAAAATGTCCATCATTCAAGTCGGGAATATGATTGAGTCGCACACCTGTGCTGGCTGCGATCTGTTCCGTGGTAGGCAAGGTCTTGTGATCATCACTGTGCCGGGCAATGAACTCAGCCGCAGGTCGCAAACTTCTATCAAAGTTTTCGGGATTGTAGATGTTCTGCACACGCACATAACTGCCGGCGTCTTGCAGCATCATTTCTAAGAATAGTCGTTGGACTTCAAGTCCGTAGTCTTTTAACAAGTTGTTTTTTCCTTAGTTCTATTTTGATTTTGCTGGTTTCTTGGGCTTGCATGATAGTTATCAAAGTTGCCACCTTTCCCCAACGAATTACAGCGTCGTTGACATCTTTTACATCCGCAGGCCACTTGGGCATGCTCACCGCCCAGCCTAGCTCTACAGCACGATCTACCAACTTCATGCCGGCTTCATCTTGGTCTGGAACTACAATTACGTCGCGGCCAAGACTGCGTATAAGTTTAACTTGTGCATCATTGATCTCTGCATGTAATACCGCTAGTCCATTGATGCTTAATGCATCAAATACACCTTCCATGACCAACACACTCTGCCAGTTACTTTTTTGTAGATCAGTTCCAAACACATAACCATGTTGTATGTCTTGAATATACTTAGGTGTGCGATCATCTAAAAATCTTGTGGTGTGCCCTACCACTTGATTATCATGTGTAAATGGAATTACAATGCCGGGACGTGGCATTGTTTTATATAAAAATGGATAATCTATTGGTAGTTTTCTACTGCGTAGATATGCTTCGCCGGTGGCACTAAGTGGTTGTGTATCGGCAGGCAAATCTCTATCTTCAAACGCTATATTTTGTAATTGGTTTACTATTTGTTGACGTTCGCCTAACAAGCCTTCAATTGATTTGTGTTTTAAACTTTCCAGGTTGATACGTTCTATTTCCTCCTGTGGCACATTCATCCACGACAACAGTTTACGGGCCTTGAATGTGAGTGTACGACCCAGCACAAAGCTGGCAGTGAATCCACAGTTGAAACAGTGATACGACCATGATCCGTCTGTGCCAGGTTTGATGCCACCGCGACTGCGACGGTCTCGGCTTTCGCCCATGTGTTCACAACAGGCAGCATTGAAGCTGATCCAGCCCGATGAACTCTGTTTTCTTTTTGCGGGCAGGAAAGAGATCACATCAATCATGCTGTATTATAGCATGTTTTTTGGACAAGATCAATCGTTATCGGTACAGGAGATTCTCAACATAACCGGTGCTGATGATCACGGCAGCACCTTGATTTTGGGGAGCCACAGGATATTGTCCACCACTACCACTGATCATGGCATTGGGCACACGCCAATATCCACTGCCACCATCGATCACATTGATGGCACTGACTGCGCCTGTGGCTGGATTCCATACAGCTTCGGCTCGGGCACCCGCACCAGTGCCCACAATATTCACATGGGGCTGTGCCAGATATCCGGTGCCATTGTTGTTCATGATGATGCTGGTGACTACACCGTTGGTACATATGGCATAGGCGGAAGCTGGGCTGGGTGTGGGATAGTTGGGCACACTGAACAGGCTGCTGTCAAAGCAGGCACGTATGATGGGATACCAACCAATCACGTTCCAATGTATAGTTCCGGTCTTGTTGAGATATGTTTCACTTTCTGTGACATTGTAAAATATGCTCTGATAGTTTTCGGCGGCTTGGAACTTGATGGTGCCGGTGTAGCCCACCAGATCCATCTGCACAGTGGTCACACTATTCCTGGGTTCAATGAAACTGCTGAAATACTGTGGATTGAGATAGCTGTTAAAAAAACTACCACCATTGGGATTGCCTGCCCAGTAAGGGCTGGCCGGCCAATTTTCATAGCCAGATCCTTCCACGCTGAACTGTGCTGAAAGTTTTGTGGTGGGTATGGTCAAAGGCGAGCTGGGCACATGCTGTGGCAATGCTGAATCCACAATGTCCAAGGGCGCACGGGCACCAGCCTGGGCATTGGTAAACACAGCTTCGGTCAAATTGCCACTGGTTCTGGTTATGGAATAACTGGCAGGTTGTGCCAACACTTCCAGTAGTTGTTCTGCAGTCAAGGTGACCTTGGCACGTCCAGTGGCCGCATTCAGTGTAACCATGGGCTCCTGTATCAATAACTCATCGCTTTCTGTGTTGATCACACGGAAAACAAACGTGCTACCGGTTATGTTGACCGGCTTTTCTTGCTGATTGATAAACTCAAACAACAACACATTGTCAACACCTTTGTTTATGGTCAGTCGTTTTGCGTACACAGGATCATACCTATAGATAAATGTTTCGCCAGCACCGGTATCCATGAGCAGGACTCTGGCAATCTGCTGATACACGTAGGCTTGGGTAGAATACATACAGAGTATTTAGCACTTTTAGATTTGCCCAACGAAACGGTTTGGTAAATATCTCAAGATATGACTAACGACCTGTTTGCCCGACTGGCTGAAAAATACCCATTTATTTCATTGTGTGTGTACGCCAGCACCGAGTATGTTGGGATCATACAAAATCAAGACGATGCGATTACCACTATCTATGATTTTGGTGCCATACAAGACGTGACTGCGAAACGCAGATTTTTAGAGCTGGCAAATATATGGTGGTGGGAAAGCAATCGTAGCATACCCATCAACATATTCCTTAAAACCGAATGGGATCCGTTCCGTGGCTATATCAGGACTTTTGTCAACAAAGATCTTGAAATCTTGCATGGTCCTGTGTGCAGTTTGAGTGAAATGGCTCGTAAAAAAAGCAAACGTAAAAGTATTACCCTTGTTCGACGGATTGATTGAGCAGGTTCATATGCAAGGCTACCAAGGCCGCATAACTGACGGCATGACTTTGTTTGAACACAAATCCCTGACTGGCGTCGCCGTCCCAAACTGAAGCAAAAACTTGGTCCCATGGCCGACCCTGTAGGTGTGCCTTGCCAGGTCTGATTATGCTGATAAATGCAGCCATCCTGGGTATGCTATCTGGGCGCATGGTTTTTAACAGTTCTGTGTAGTTGCCCACGTGGGCCAACTGGCCTGCCCAATCTGGATCAGTCCATAAGCGTGACCAAGGTGGTTCCAGGGCCAACATGTCCTGATAATGCGCCGGATCTTGGATCAATTTGTACACGGTCATATTCAGTAAATCAATCTTGAAATAACCCAGTTGTTCGGCCTGTTCATAATCAATGGCAGCACAGGCATTGACAGGATCATATGGAATGTCTGTCACATACACACCGCTGTTGTGGCGCCGCACCTGGCCTTGATGTGTCTGTCTAGCTGGTATGCCATAGATCAAGTCAAGCAATTGATCTCTATCAGCCAAATCGATGTCAATATCTGCGCTCATGATATAAGTTTTCTCGCTTGTTCCAAACTTGGAATGTAGTCTATAAGTTTTACATTTCTTGACTGATCAAGTGTGTCGTTGAATTTGAAAAATTCTTTTAATTTGATCAAATCTATTTCAGGGCCCGATTCATAATGTATTATTATATTATCAACGAAACTTTTTAGCAAGCCATCATTTTTATAACATTTTAATTCTTGTATAGGGCGCAAACATCGCAATGCTAAATCTACATCTGGAAATCTCAGGGCAGAAAGTATATCATCAGAGGACTTACACAATAGAGCTTTTACCAGTATACCAGGAAACTCCGTGTCAAAAAATTGTAATAAATCATATAATCCAATGACATTATAAATTGACACAGTAGTATTGATCGAAATAGTATAATTATTTTGTCTGAGGTAGTGCATGTTTTTAATAATAGTGTGCCAGTCAGATGGCCAGCGTATGTAATGATTAAGTGAGTTTACTCCGTCGACGCTGATAATGAATGCTAAATTTGAAAAATGTTGTATTTGTTTTTTTAAGCGATTGCTAAGTTTGGTTGCATTTGTATTGATCCATAATTCAAAGTTTGTCTGTTGGTTTTGTATACATTTGTCAAGAAATCGATAGAACTCGGGCATGGCAGTCGGTTCGCCCCCGGCGATATATATTTTTTTTAGATTGGTAAAATCTACAATATCAAATTGCGTTCTTTCCGATGGTGGCAATTTTGAGATTAAATTAAGTTTTTTATATTCACGACCAATCAGATGACTCGACGATGGGTCACACATCCTGCACTGTAAATTACAGATATTACTGGGTCGGATTTCATAATAGGCTGGATGTGAGATTGTTTTCAAGTCCTGCAATGAAGTCAAATTTAACCGATTGGCCCACTCAACTGTTTCTTGTTGTCTGGCACTTAGTATATTTTTGTTTTCGTATTTGTAACACGTGGAACAATGTTCTGGCAATAATTCTCCATTGATCATTTTATCTCTTATATAATTGTAGTTTTTGTCCTTGTTCCAATCGGTTATTTCAGATATATGAGTTATTGGTTCCCAAGAACGACAGCATACTGTGGTATACCCATCATTGCGCTGATTGGTTAAGAGCTCAATGAATGGAAAAATACAGAAGCTTTTATTTGTTTGAACCAAATTTTGAAAAAAACTAATAGCAGTGGCGTAGCTGGCATCAAGAAACTGCCCATTGGGTATTTGTTTGATTAATCTTATAGTTTTATAAAAAGCATCTGGATGGCTATACTGTTCTTTGGGTTGGTCTAACATAATTACCCAATCAAAATTTTTGGCCAATTCTGTCAGACGTCCATATTCGATATCGTACACACTTGAATGATAAACTCCATCATGTAAAGTTTCTGATATTACTTCATCTAATTCTGATAGTAACCCGCGACAAATCTTTTGTGTGCTCTGAGCCAAACGTCTGACTTTGACGTCAGTATCTGTGGTATTATTACCAAGATATAGAATTTTCATTACCAACCTGCTTTCTGTAGAATTTCTCGAACATATTCCTGGTCAGCCACATAGTCGGAGAATTTTTTTGTCCATACTTCACTATCAATATAAGGCCACAACATGGCTATCTGCGTGGCATCTAGTTCCGATAAAAATTTTTGTCCGCTTTCGCAATTATAAATGATCCAAGGACTGATACGTCCGGCAGTCACAGCATAAACCATGGCATTGGTATTACCATAACGCAGGCAATCCTCAGCTGGGTTGCCAGTTTCTTCGGCCCATGTAATACCAAATTCCATGGCACGGGCCAAGGCATCGTTGACATTTTCCACCCGCAAGTAATCAACAAGATATTCAGTGTACACAGTATCGGTACACCAGCGATCGATTTTTTTATTGTTCTTGAGCAACCACTCAGTGAATCTAGCTGGATTCACAGCACGCACTGCCACGCAGTATCTACCAAACTTTACAAATGCTCGGTAATAAGAACTTTCACAAAAATCATCATGGCTTTTTAGTCGAGCTGATCCTTGTGTGAGTTCATAAAACTTCAAGTATGCCTGGAATCCCAGACGCACACCTGCCTCATCTCGTTCCTGTCTACGGCGACGAGGTTCGCAAGAATGCACAGCAAGACTGGCTTCTCTCACAAAGTCTTTTCGACAATACTGACAGGTATAGGTCATTTTTTCGCGTCTTGTCCGCTGGCTTTTAAGTAAGTGTCTATGTCTTTTTTATCGTTGATCCGACTCATCAATTCCACTTCATCATCTTTTAAATGTGGATACAGTTCGGCCAATTGTTTGCGAATTCCACTAGCACCGGCTTCTCGTTTCTTTGGAGCGATCCACGGATGACGTTGTGTGCCTAATCCTGGACTCACTGTGGTAGCCGTGAGCCACTGCAAGCGAGGATGGCGATTGATGTCAAAAAATCTTTTGTTCAATCGCTCGTTGGTAGCGATCACATAAAACTCTTGTAGTTCTCTTGACCCTTGTACTGCGCTGCCCCAGCGTATCATGAGATAGTTACTGAACTTCTTGCGTTCTTCATCTGTGAGGCTGTCGTAGAACTCGCGATTTTTGCGATCAAACTGGGCCATTTCATTGGCTATGCTGAGTTTGTCCACTACCAGGCCTGATTATAGTTGACCACTTCACAGTTGCGACTAATGTCTTTGACAAAGTACACACAGTCGGGCTTGGCACCTTCACTGATAGGAACACACAGCATCTGGCCGTTTTTGAGTTTGGGGGCATACCAGGTGACTTCTTGATACACATCAATGATTTCCACATCCAGGAAACTGGGTCTAAAACTAGAAAGTGGATTGAACTGGAATGCCTTGAATCCACGATCGTTGATGGCTGTTAGGGGTAGCACTTCCAAATCGCCCAGATCAGGTTCTCCGATCAAGATCTGCCAGTCCACCGGCATCCGCACACGATGTTCGCCAATGCGCAACACCAGAGCTGGCGCAGTGAAGCTTTCTAAAAAGATCAAGGGTATGTAATGATAGTCAGGATCCTTGGGATCGCTGTTATCAAATATAGCAAAACGCATGTCATCCACTTCTTCGGGTAGATGATCTAGTTCAAATGGCTCGTTGTCCAAGGTTAATATTCTCATACTTTGATTATAACATATTTTGTCACAAGTGCAACCTTTATTTCCATTCTAGTTTCTCTTGTGTGAATGGATAGTTGGCTTCTCGATAGAATGTTTTGCGTTTGGTCAGATGTCGTTTGGCAAATTTACAGGTGCTAGTCACGTCCCAGATTTGCACATGATCCTTGTCTTCGGCTTTTCGTATTCCTCGACCGATGGATTGGATGACACGGACAAAACTCTTGCCAGGCTCAACCAGTACCAGATTAAAAATCCTAGGCAAATTAATACCCACAGCAGCAACACCGTAGGTGGCAACAATTATCTTGCCGGTGCTGGTTGCTACTTCGTCGTATTCATCTTGTCTTGCCTTGGCCTTGGTGGCACCACTGACAAACACTGCCTGGTCTCCCAGCAGGTCCACCAAGGCATGACCCGCGGCCACACGATCTACCAGGACCAAGGTATTGCCAGTGGCATTGACCTGTGCTATCAATTGTGCTATGGTCTTAAGTCTGTCGGGTTCTTCTAACAGGAACTTCAGTTCGCTTTGATAGTTAGAGAACTCGGCATGGTCAACCAACTGTACTACGTTGACATGACACTGTGCCAATACACCACGATCCTGTAGTTCGCTGGCACTGAGTTGATTGATCACAGGTCCAAGACTACACTTCAAGGCTTGCGACTCGTAGGGTTCTTTGGGTATGGTTCCTGTGAGTCCCCAACGCAAGGGTATTTTAGCCATGACACCTGTGAGCAGGCTCTTGAGTGCATCGGCCTTGGCCATATGCACTTCGTCAACAATAACGCATACCACATCTTCCAAGAACTCACCTATGGTAACATCGCCCACACTGTTCTTTGTGTTCTTCAACAGCACATTCAGGCTTTGCCAGGTGCAGATTGTGTGTTGGCGACCCCACTCCTTGCGATCACCAAAGTAAACACCAACATCCTGTTGCATGTTGATGTAGTCTTTTTCTGTTTGCGTTACCAAGCTCTTGTTGGGCACAATAACAATGGTCCTACCATAAGGTGCCACGGCATTTGATAATGCGGCTGTGATAACTGTCTTACCGGCACCCGTGGCAATCTCCTGGATGCATTGTGGATTCTCAAGGAAGTTGTTGATGATGTCAACTTGATAGTCACGCAATGCCATTGGTTGGCCTTCCAAGGGATGACCTGGGCCCCAGGCAATATGACTGAATGTTTGTTCAGTTACCTTTTCAAAAGTAAACGTAGTAGAATAGTCACGCTGATCATCCAAGTCAACGTCATAGTTGAATTTTTCCAGTATGGGAATAATCTCTGGCAACAGGTTCACATAAGTACTACCACCAAGTTGGAAATAGCTCACCTTGCCATCCCAACGACCAAGTCTGACAGCTGGCAAGTATCTGGCACCAGGAACATCATACTTAAATGCATTTACTAAACTACGGCGAGCATCAAGTTCAAGTCCTTCTATTTTGATGTTCACTTCGTCCCGGATTATAATTGTTGCTGTTCTCATTTTAAAGTAACTTGTGTAATGTGTTGATTTTGTTTAATGGTTTCCATTAATTGATTCCTGGGTTGAGTCTCAATGAGTTCTGCCACAGGAAAACGCAATGGCAAAAGTCTAGGATCCTGGAATGTTGTAAACCCTTGATCAAAGAAAAATTCTCTGTGCTGATTATAGTAGTCTTGCATCCTGACCAATTTGTCCGACACATAATCCGCTGTTTCCTCGTGCATGCGCACATTGAAGTCTGCCGAATAGTGGTTGAAAGGTAGAAACGCATCATCACTGATGTAGTTATCACGATCTTGTGCAAGATCTTCCAGCGTCTTGCCTATTTCGGCATAGTTCAAACATACACTACCAAACTTGGGATTCAAAGTTCCGCATTGTTTCATGACCTCCACAGGCAAAGTTCTGGTCTTTGGCATGCCGAACCAAGTACACACAAATCTAGGACGGTTGCCACGTGCGGCACTTTCACACCTGTGTACACTGACATTTAAATTAGCCAGATGTTGTCTGACCTCCGGAGGTACGGGTCCATATTCTGGATGCACCGGATGTTGGTCTAGCAAGCCATGCCATTGTTCAAAAATGTTGTGTAGATAATTTAAGGTGTCCTGATCGTGTACTGTGTGCAACGAACGATCAATGAGAGGTTGCCAGGCATTGATTCCTTGTACACATTCTTGTATTTTTGCCAAAGCAATTCGCTCGTCTTCTTCTTGCGTATTGAATCCGTAAAATCTTTTGGGATCATCCATGGGCCACGGATGTCTCTGACTCATGCGTTCAAGCCATAATTGGGCTATGGGCGTTTCCAATACCCTAAATTGCAGTGATAGATCAGCGAGATCAATAGTCAGGATCATGTGTTATTATAACATATTAAAAAGGTCAAGATCAAAAAAACAGGCACCAAAGTGCCTGTGTAAAATGGGCAGTGTTGCCACTGCCCAGGAGCTACCGATTATGAGTTTTTCATGCAAGTGCTTGCGGCTAGAGCCTTCCAGTTGTCGGCACTGACCTTGGTCAAGTCTGCAATTTTTAGTGCCATACGCAGGCTCATTTCACGCAGGCGATCCTTGTTGGCATCCATGAAGTTCAGGATTTCGTCACCTTGTTCCGGGCTGAAATCATAGTCATTGAACAGTTGGCCTTGGCGGAAGATCTGCTTGATACGCAAGAAACGATCACGCATGGTGTTGAGTGTAAGATCCAAGAAGTGGCAACGACTCTGTAAGGCCTCTAAATGGTCTTGCAATTTCTTGCTTTTGAGATTGCTGAACTGCAAATTGGTGATGAAGATACAGGCACCCTTGAAGTCAAAGCAATCAGGCACACCTTCACGGCGCAACATGGCCGAATCTGAGTTCCAGTAGATCCTACGCTTCTTGCCTGAATCCAGGGCGGCCTTGAGAATGTTCAAGCTCAAGTCATCTTGGAACACCGAATCACAGTCGTCAAACACCAAGACATTGTTAGGATCTGAATGTTTGTACAATGTGCAGTACAGACCAATGGGAGTCATAGCACCTTTTATCACTTCGTATTTGATCTTGCGACCACTCAGCTTGTCAAACAGGCCCGACTTTTCCAGTTGTTTTTCTACACCGTAGCTCTTGCCCACTCCAGGAGGGCCAACCACGATCATGGCTCGCACATCACCGGCAATGGTGGCCTTGGTCATTTGATCCAAGATGTCAAATCTTTGTTCGATACGATCCATGACTTGATCATCGGTTTCCACTGGTTGCACGGCTGGGGCTACAACCTCGGGCACATCCACAGGCTGACCGCCGGTGAATTCTAGGTCTTCTATGGTATCCACTTTGATACGAACTACATCTGGAACATCTGGGCCAAAATAGCCATCTGCTTGCACTGTCACATAGCCTCCTTTGGCACCAGTTTGAAAACCCTTGACCAAGTTAAAGATCATACCGTTGACGGGTTGATTGCGATAACTGCCATTTTTAATAAGAATAGTTGACATACATCTAGCTCCTTCTTTGATTGTTTTAATAATACTATTATACTAAATCGGTTATTTCTTGTCAACCATGCGTTTCAGCGAGTCTTCATAGCGGATCTGTGCTAGAAAAACTGTGTAGATAAGAAAAATGCAAGACGTGATGCCCAACCCAATCACAATCATGGGAACCATGTTGGCGGTAACGACGGTGCTCAAAAAGTAAAAAAATGCCGTGGTTGCTAATACAATGACTATCATGCCTGCGGTCATTGCTGTTGCTCTTAAATGTTGATTCATAAGTTGCCTTTCTATAAAAGTGTTGCGTAAAAACTACATCATGTTACTATTATAGCAAAAGGGTTCTTTTTGGTCAACCATAAAAAAACCCTACTGTTTGTAGGGTTTTGTGAGTGCTTGCCTTTTATTATAACAATCCTGTGGGCCAAATATTTTGCACCGTAAGATCATAACTTATTGTTGATCCGGCACCAACAGTCCACCACCAAGGGCCTCCGAGTCCGCTGCGGTCTGGATTTTGCAAGATCCCGTTTATGTAAACGTTGGTTCTGGGATCACCACGAGTCAATAAACCAAATGCATCAACTCCTCCATTGACGGTGGGTTGTATATTATGAGCGTTTAGCACAGCAATATATTGATCATCCGGAGTGTCTGGACCTTGTATCAAGGCTATATCCTCTGCGCTCAGTGCAGGAACCGCAGGAGCCGCAACATATATGGCATTCCGTTGCTCGTCGGTGCTGGAAGGATTAACTAAAATTTGATACTGCTCTGTAGAATATATAGGATTAATCAAAAGCGGGTAATTTGCAGCAACAACTGAAAAAATAACTGTTCCGCTGGTAACCTCACAGGTCATTGGAATCGTGCCTGTAAACGCGGTGTCCACTGTCATGGTGAACAAAGCCACAGGATCTGCTGTGGGGCCGGGCATTGATGGCAAAGGTTCATTTTGAGTGGTCACAGTACCAGAAAAAATGCTAACTCCATTGGCTGTGGCCTGCACTGTTGCGGGGCTAGACCCATATGCTAATCCCTTAAAAACTACGGTTCTTTCAGACATGAATAATCTCCTGTGTACCTTTATTTATCAAGCCCAGTGAGATAAAATCACAGAATCCTGCAAATCAGAGGGTTTGGGTTGCCCGTGAAAAACTATCACGCTGTTTCGGTGATGTAATTTGGCACCTGTACCCGGTGTTTTATAGCATCTCCTGCTGAAGTTGTAACCACCGTCCTGACATTGCCAGCGCCAACTTACCACCTGTTCAACATCAAACAAGCGTCGATCCGAGTCTGAAATAGCATTGGATATGTAATCTTGATCACCGTGATTTCTGCTCATGATTTTTCGCAGATCTTCGCGCTGGAAAGCTGACCACACAGATTCAAACCGTCGTGTATCCCACCACATAACAGAGCTGTTGACTCGGTAATCGTGTGGACGCCACAAGTATTTGAAATCACGCACCGCCCAAAAATATCTCAAGGGTTGCTGACAAATCCAGTCTATGTTGCGCACTATCACAGTGTCTAGATCAAAATACAACAAAGGACCAGCATGATGCTCAGGATTAAACAACTGCATCTTGTACCACCAGGCCCGGCGTGGGCCACTGATGGACCAGTCTGTGAGAGCATGCTTGATCATGGGTGCAGGCACTGGCCTATCAGCCTCGGTATACACATGCAGTCTTATGCCTGGAGTAATATGGCGGCTCAGCATGTTGTACAAGCGTTCCACATAGGTCCAAGAGTAGGCGTCGCCGTGGATCACACAGGCGCAGTCTATAGGTCCAGTCGGGGTCGTAGGCGTTGTAACCATAGTCCTTTCTTGATTTCTTCAACTGTGTATTCGGTATGACAAATTTCAGTCAACCACCGATCACGATCCACTGTATAGGGCTGATCAATGTTTTCTATTTGTATGCTCACAGGATGGGCCAGACTGGTTTTGTCAACCACGGGCCTGGTTCCTGCAAGTGCAGCCTGTATGCCAGGACCTGAATTGTGATTGACGATGGAATGACAATCAAAGGCCAAGTTGTAGCTGTCATAGGTGTTGTCTATTTTCTGTGGTTGCTCTATGATGACGTCCTTGGGCAAGTGTACCAGTCCGGCCCAGTTCAATGCACTTCTGGGGTGTGGGCGTACTACGATGGGCCGGTCGGTAACAGCCCGCAGGCGTTCAACTTGATTTATGATCCACCCTTCCATGCTGACCAAGCCTACCACCTGTTGACTACGAGCATGCTGAGCAGCAATTACAATCCTGGGGTTGCGGGTTAAATTGAGGGCCAGGCTTATGCCCAGGCGTCTGGGGCGATCCCAATCCAGATTTTCGGTATGTCCATAGTACCCGTCAGCTGTGATAGAGTTCAAGGCCACTTTCCAAGTTTCTCCGCGATACAGGGCACCCACATCTATGATGATTACAGGACGACCCAGACTACGATAATGGCTCCAAACAGCCTGATTGGCGGCCATACGACCCGCCCATAGCACCGACCATATGATCACCGCATTTGCGTCCCAGCTATTTTCCTGGGTGCTTATGCCGGCTTGGTGCAAAGAGTCCAGCATGGCACTCATTACAGGCACGCTGTTCTTGGCACACTGCAAAGGAAAATAGGCCACTGATTTGATCACTAAATATCCACAATGAAATATACTGTAATTACCTCGTTTCATGAGGAAGGTCTAAAACAATATGCACAGCGCATGGTCAGCACATTCGAACAGAATTGGCCCAGTGATGTGGATCTTGTGATCTGTGCTGAAAACTGTCGGCCGCAGATTACTCGTCAAAATACCCAAGTTCATGATCTGTTGGATGTCAGTGCCAACTGTAGGGCTTTTGTAGAACGCCATAGAAACAATCCCTTGGCCCACGGCCAGGCCGGGCCGCCTGATGTTTGGAACCCCAAAAAAGCCTTTAGATGGAATGCAGTGCGATTTGCCTACAAGGTATTTTCCGTGTCCCTGTGTGCCAACAACATAAGCTCAGGCTGGATGATCTGGATTGACGCTGATACCCATACTCATAGTCCTGTGCCCTTGTCCTGGCTGGATAAGGTGTGCCCCCAAACAGCTATGATCAGTTATCTGGGTCGTGGAGAGAAATATCATTCGGAATGTGGCTGGGTGGCCTATAATCTCGATCATCCAGAGACCAGGAACTTTATAGCCGACTTTGTGGGCATGTACAATACTGATCGTATCTTCGACGAGCGCGAATGGCATGACAGTTATATCTGGGATGTAGTAAGGAAAAAATACAAAGATACCAATGAATTTTATAATTTAAATCCTAGCTACAACGACAAAGGTCTGGCCGGGCATCCTTTTATCAACAGCGAGCTGGGCCTCTACATGGATCATGTCAAAGGTGATAGAAAAAATTACGGACACAGTAAGCCCAAAGAAGTAGTGAGTCATCCAGACCACCCTTATTGGCAACGAGTTCGAACCCAGGGCAAAGTAAATTTTAATCTGGACAAAGGTTAGCATGTATCAGTCACATCGCTGGTGGTTTCCAGACCAAGACACACATTTTGCAGAAATGTTGTCCAGAAATATTGCCAAGGGCAATCAAGCAGTATATCAAGAACCTGTGCGTCGAGCCAGCATTCCTTATTGTAAAAAACACGATGTGGCCATAGACATAGGTGCCAATGTGGGCCTATGGACTCGAGATCTTTGCCAGTTTTTCCAACAAGTGCATGCCATTGAGCCCGTGGCCGATTTTAGAGATTGCCTGCGCAAAAATGTTCCGGCTACAAATCTAAAAATTCATGATTGTGCGTTGGGCGTAGAAAATAGCATGATTGACATGATCATCACACCAGAAAATACAGGGCACAGTCACGTGGATCCTGCTAGTTTTGGTCTTGGCAAAATACAAATGAAAACGTTAGATAGCATGGATCTGCCCGCAACTGATTATATCAAAATAGACTGTGAAGGCTATGAGTACAATATTATTGTAGGTGGTGAAAACTATATCAAGTCCTGTCGACCTGTCATAGTGGTTGAACAAAAATT